TAACGTCGGGTACGTTCAACCGATCGCACGGGAGGCAGGTGCGTGAAGGTGTGTCCTGCAAGCTTGTTGTATTCCGTGCCGGAATCCTGCTTGTAATTGGTATTCATCCAAGTGATGTCAGAAACGGTCCACGCTACGCTGTCCGCGTCTTTGTCGACTTGCTTGACGCTCGTGCTGATAGCTTCAGCATCGCTCACCCGCTGATGTACATTGATAGGCCAAAACCAAAACACACCTTCAGATTGAAAGACGCGAGCATTGAAACAGGTTGCTAGGCTGTGCAGTATGTCGTAGGCGCTGTGCGCTTCCGTTGTGCCATCCTCCAAAACCTTTACGGGCGTCTGTGCTATGATTTCAGCCAGTGGGTCGGTGTCATCCTCAGCACTGTGTAGCTCCGTGTCGTTGATGTACCGCAGAATCGGTTCTGCGTCTGGCCAAAGACTATATGTGCGCAGTCCACCTAAGCAGCGAACCAGTTGCTTCGTCACTTGCAATCCACTACCACCAACATCGCCAAGCGACAGACTGAAGTCAACGTCCTTGAGGTTACCTAGATCGTCGCTGGCCGTAAGCCGTACAGCAGTCGGGAACGGTTCGTCATTGCGTTCTACTTGCTCTGCCAGTAGCACCCCACGCCAGTAAATCTCGTTGTCTCCGTCAGGATCGCGGTATATCTCCAGAAGCAAACGTCCTTCAGCGAAACTGTACAGCAGGTCCAGCGTTTGCGTATGTGCGGCCACTTGCTCGTACAGCGTAAATTCTACCGTGCTTCCAATGATGGGTTGGTGTTGCTGCTCGTTGTTACCAGAATAGCTCAACACAAAGCCTTCACTACCCAAGGTGAATTCGGTAGCGTTGGCCGCATTCCAAGTGACGTTGGTATCGTAGATACTGACGCGCCAGCTGTCGCCTTTGTCGTCGGTGAATTCACCGTATAGCCTATTGCCTGCCATTAAAATCCTCGTACTCTATTGCGGTCAAATCCTGCGCGTTCGCTGCTAATCAAAATGTCGCGACCATCGAGGCGCCCAGTTACGGTTACGTTCCCGCCGCCCATCATCTGTTGAAGCTTATCAAGTGGTGCAATTACCTCAGGATTTGACAGGCTCGTACCTGGTCCTTCACCAACCATCGCCATTGTTGGACCTGTCACCATACCACCAGCGGCAAAGCCTTGTACCCCAAAACCGCCTGCCATAAACTTACCCAAGCCGCCTTTCACGGCTCCGCTACCTGGAAATAGTATGCTTAAAGCGGCAAACGCGGCGAGCATTGCAGCCAATTTGACTAGTAGCTTTTCAAGCATGTCCATCATGAAATCTCTGAAACTGCCGGCACCAGCTCGAATACTTGAAAAGGCTTGCTCCATCAATCCTGGCAACTGAGCCGCGGCAAACTCACCAAGCGCCGCCATGCGGTCTGTGGTGCTTATGGCCATAGCCTTGACCTCTTCAAAACTGCCTTTAAGAGTGTGGTTAGCTGCAGCAGCGGCCATGATGTCGCTGGCCATTAGCCCGTGCATCTCTGCCACCTTACCCATTTCGAGCAGATGGCTTCTTTCCATCTCCACCAGCTCTTCTTTTACCTTCTTGTTTTCTTGCTTAGCGGCCGTCTCTGTTTCCGTGTTCGCAATGACGTCGCCTTGCGCTAACGTGCCACTGAGAACCTGGTTATTCAGATCACCTGTGGCCTGTGCCAGCATCTTCTGCATTTCCAGAAGTGGCTTTAACGCAGCCGCCTGCTCTTTGGCTTCTTCCATGCCTGGTGCCAAACCACCAAGGCCCATAATATTCATAACGCCAATCAAGCCCACTTGCGCGTTACTTGGGCCGCCACTAGATGCGGCCATAATTTCGCTTATGGCCTTGCTGGCAGCGGCCATCTTTTGTTCAACCTCATCAAGGTTATTTGTGCTGGCTGTGCCAAAGCTGTTCATAGCTTCTTCAGCCAAGCCCAATGCCGCTGATACATCGCTTTGAGCCACGCCGCTTAGACCTCGCAGGCTTTCTGTAGCTGATTCCAGTACCTTACCAAACTTGGAGGTAAGGCCGGTTTTCTCTGCCGCCTTGGCCAACTCTATTCCTAGATTGTCCATGAGCGTACTGATGCGGCCTTCTACCGTCTTACTCAGGTTCTCCATAGCGCCAGCAGCCAAGCCGCCTTCCTTGGTCATATTGCCTAGCGCCTCATTAAACTGTTCGACGCTGACAGCGCCGGCGCCAAATTCCATATTGGCATCACCTGTGACGGTGCGCAGCTGGTCGAAGATGGGTATACCGCGTTCAGCAAGTTGGTTCAGGTTCTCTAACTCCACCTTGCCTTTCGCTTGGACCTTAGCGAAGATGGCCGCAATGTCTTCAATGCTTTGTCCAGAACTGGCCGCGATATCGCCCAGCATCTTTAGTTGGTCTTGAAGTTCGTTGCGTTGCGTGCCTACGGCTAACAACTGGCGTGCGGCGCTACTGACCTGCTCAAGTTGAAACGGAGTCTTAGCCGTAAAATCATTTAACTCTTTGACAATCGCGGCTGCCTTATTCGCACCGCCAGCAATACTGATGAAGCCAGTGCGCAGCGTCTCCATCTCCGCGCCTTTCTTAATCAGCATTGCCACGCCCGCAACTAACGTGGTGCCAATGACAACAGCCGCGTTCTTGGCCATGCCCGCGATCTCACCGAAGTTCCTGCGGAAGTTGCCTTTGACGCGGCGCAGGTCACCATTGAGTTTGCTTAGGCCTGTTTTATCTATACCAATGGTAACCTTGAGATCCTTGAGTTTAGCCATTTGACATCCTGTTCAGTGCGTTCTTTAGAAGCTGGTTGTTGCCTTTCTTCTTCGGCTTCTTCTCCCACGGGAAGATAGCAAGGTCCTGTGGCTTAATGCTGTGACCTTTCTTGGTATGTGGTGACAGCATCAACGTAGCCAGCCACCGCGTACGTTCCCACTCTGCCTGCTGTCGTACTTCCTCTAGCTGGTGGAATCCTTGTGCGGCAATCAGGAACTCTTCTAACGTCATAGAATAAAAAGAGGTGGGATCGAGCCGCAGTTGACCCAATCCCACCTTCAAACAATCTTCAATCGTCAGCGCTTTACCGTCGCCTTTTTTTTTCCGTGCCGGTGTTCAACATCCCGGCGACGGCTTCACCCAAAGCTTCCAAGTCGGACAAATCAATCAACCCAAGGAAGTCATCCAACGTCCACTTGAATGGTACGTCAGCACTCTTAGCACCAGACTGTGCCATAAAGTACACCAACGTTCCAATCTCTACCACGTCGTCAGACAGGTTGCCCAACTCAATGCCAGCTTCTTTTTTGGCGTTAGCCAAGGCGCGCATATCGCACCGCAAGGTGAATTCCTTGCCCGATAAAGTCAGCTTCATTAAGCGACGACCTGGGTAATGGCTCCGGTGATTTCAAACGTGGCGCTGTACGTCACGTTGTCTTCCGTTCCTCCGCTTACCTCCATAGAGGTGCAGAAACCATTGCAGGTGTAATTGTAGTCGTCACTGGCGTCATCGAAACCGAAGACCAGTGCCACACTAGCGCGGCCATCCAAGGTCGTAAACAACGTACCGCCAGCACCGCCCGCGCCGTCGTCATCAACCAAACCTGATACGCTGATGGTACCCGAACGCACACCTTCCAGAAGCTCACGGTATCCCGAGCTGTCTTTGGTGGTGATGTCGCGCGTTTCCATATTGATGGAAATGCTGCCTTCTGTCTGATCAGGTAGCGCCGTGCCGCCAACCTTCAACAGGAATACTGTGCCGTTAAGAATGGCCATTACTTCTTTTCTTTTGCTTTGTTCGTGTTGTTCGCGATGATAGCGTTGAACAGCAAATCAACGTATGCGAAGACCCGATCATCGTTGATGCTCGGTGTCAAGTTCACTACCACCTTGGCGAAGGCCATCAATGCCAGCAGCAGTTCGGCCCAATGTGCGAGGAAGAATTCCATGGAACCAATTTAGATAGAATCGCCGAACCAACCCGCCGCTTCTGCTTCCTCTTGCGTCAATATTTCAGAGTCGCTAGGCATCAGATATTGGAACAGCACCACAGGCGACGTGCCGATGTAGTACGTCATCGCGTCGCGCTCTTCCTGCGTGAGCTGTGGGAACAAAGCGATGAGCGCATGCAAGTCGCGCTGTGGGTGTACGTTGATAGCTAGATCGGTGTCACCGACGCACGCCCACTGTCCTGTTTCTGGGTGCTGGATGGTGGCCAGCAGCATTGTAGTTGTGCGCCCAGGTTCGTGCAACACCTTCGGCAACTTCAGGTTGTACAGCTCGCGGCTGATGCCTTTGGCGCGTTGCTCGCTGGTGAGGTTCAGGCGCGCGGTGACTGGGAGGTAGACTGTAGCCATGTCTTAATAAATCGAGAAATACCCGTTGATGTCTGTCTCTATGCCGGTGCGGTTGCTGGATTGGTCGGATGGGTAAATGATTAATTCCTGCCACACTCCGTTATATTCCAATGCAGGAATTGGGCCATCTCCAATTGTGCTTTCGGATGTATCTCCACGCCCTGCGTTTGTTCCTGTTGCAATGGTCCCGTTGATATAAAGTGAAGTCGCAACGGAATTAAATTCGTGTTTTGAAAAAGCAAGGAATTGATTACTAATGGTTGTTGCGCCACTAACGTCATCCAATGTAATGCCATCAAAAGTTCTCGCTGTCAATGTACCTGCAGTTCTGCCGTATGACCAAGACATTGTTTCCGTACCATCCGTAAAGTTCATTAACAAATTGTCGTTTTCATCAGGACGAGCGACACCTATTGCAGAGTGAATTTCGTTGGTGGTTGGGTTGATAAAGTTGGAAATAATAAAATGCTGAGCCGACCCATTGAAATCAACCGCAGGCTTGCCGTTCTCGGTAATTATTGCCGTGCCGTTGTATATCTGCGGCTGTGCGCTCGCCGTGCTTTGGGTCGCGTTGTTCGAGCCCGCTTGGTCGTACCACGTGACCACGTAGCCGTTAGCGCTGCCGCAATGCGTGGCAATCGACGCGGTATCAAGGTCACCATTACTGTCGAATCCAATGTCGGTCTCGGTATCGCCGCTATCCTCACGGATGCGCATCGCGTTGCCTGTGTAGTCCTTGTCTAACAACCTCACACTGTACGCCGCCGCCGCACCGGTGTAGGTATCCAGCAGCTTGTCAGGCGTGGCGCTTACAAGCGTTCTAATGCAAACTATGCTGACGTTGCCTGTGCTGCCTTGCATGAACGCATCGATGACAGCTTGCACCGTAGCGCGGGCTGTGTCGTCATACGGTCCAAGCGGATACACCTGGAACTGACCTAGCGAAGTGGGGAAGCTGGTGTTTGAGATGTACAGCGTACGGCGTACCGTATCACCCGTAACAGTGTCATCGTCCCAGTCTGGCACATAGCCACCGCCCAAAGCTGTGTTGATGCCTTCGAAGTATTCGACGACATGCCCAGCATTCTCCAATGCCGTCTTGGTAGCCACAGCGGAACTGTGCTGCGCGTTGGCGAAGAATGGTGAGTTGTTGTTAGTGGTCTGCGCCTGCGCACGGCTAACGGCAAGCGTCAGGTCTTCCGCCTGGTATCCAAACCAACTCAAGAAGATGATGAGGTCTGCTGAACCAACATTGCCGTCTTGGTCGAAGTCGCCCACAAGACCATTGGCGAAGTACACGCCTGTCACGTTCTGATCGTCACCGATAGCGCTGGCCAACATCTGCAAGGCGTCCAGCGTGGCGGTGCCTGCGCTGTGCGTGATGCTCTCTACCGGAAATTCAAGTATGCTGGTTTCGGCACTGTTGCCACCGTCATCCTCGCGCACGATCAGTGTGCCACCGCCACCGCTTTGTATCGTAGCGGTATTGCCTACGATGGTTACGGTACCATTGGAGAACACCAGCTTGTTGACCGCACCCGTGGGCGTGCCGTCCACCTCTTCGACGGTGAAGGTGTTACCTGGAAACTGTGATACGACTTGAGCGGTACCGGTGCGCTGTATCCGTACGTCGTAGGTCTGCTCCAAGACATACACCCGTTGGTCGGGGTCG